CTGTTTTTTTAGGTGGCACGTTTCCGCAGGTCAGACGGCCGGGCCAAGCTTCGGCAGCACCCGGGCGGCGTGGACTGCTCCGGCCGCCGCGTAGGTGGCGTCGATCGGTTCCCTGCCGCGACGCTCGAACACCCACGCGTCACCGCGCGGAAGCCGCTGAGTCTGCCGTACGTGCTGGTCGAGGAGCGGGTCATGGGTGTGCCGTAGGTGTCCGGCGGAGATGACCTCCTCGAGGCCCATGCAGGCCCGCGTGATGTCTTCGGCGCGGATCGGCTCTAGCAGGACGTTGCGCAGACGCTTCACGGCGAACTCGTCGGCGACTGCGGCCGCCGGCCCTCCGGCCAGCCACACCACCTTGCGTGGCTTGATCTTCTCGACGAGCCCGGGTAGGTCCGCGCGCAGTGCCTTGCGGCATTCGAGGCCGTCCCATCCGGCGACGATCTCGACGTGGGTGACGCCGTCGATGGTGACCGCGGCCGCGAGCGTGGCGTGGCTACGGTCGTATGCGACGTCGAACGCCAGGGCCACGGACCGCCGATGCGGGGCCATGTCGAGGGCGTCAGCGCGCTGGATTCCGCATGCCGTCCAGTCCTCCGGGCGGATCGCCGCGTCCAACTGGTCGACGCGGATGCACATCATCTCCGTCTTGAAGTCGGCGAGCGTCTTACCTCCGGCCCGGACGCGGGCGACAGCGTCGCTCAGGAGTGCCTCGGCGCGTAGCCCGGTGCCGTTGGGTCGGATGCGGTTGAGGCTGGGGTTGGCGTACGCCAGGGCCTCAAGGTCGAGCGGGTTAGCGTCGGATTCGCACGACCAGGCGGCGAGGAACGTGTGCGGGTCACCTTCACCGGTTTCGATGTAGGACAGGGCGCTGTCGTATTCCTCGTGGAGGGGCTCGGCCTCCATGTCGCCTTCGTTGCTGATGATCAGGATCAGCGGGTTGCCGACCGCGTTGGTGGCCGGCACGAGCGCGTTCCAGCAGTCGCGGGTCCTGTGCTCACGGAACTCGTCGATGAGGGCGCGGTGGACGGTTTTGCCGCGTGCCGCGCGCCGGTTGGGTGCCCCGAACTGGTAATGCGACCGGTGGACGTTCCAAAAGTCTTCCTCGCTGGTCTGCTTGATGATGTGGACGGCCGGCAGCTGCTCGGCGAGCAGGGGCACGGTCTCGCACAGCTCGATCACTTCGTGCCATGCCTTCTTGGCTTCGCTGCGGTCCTTGTGGACGCCGTAGACCAGCGGGACGCGCTCGACGTACATCCAGTAGGCGACGAGTAGGACGGCGAGCGTGCTTTTGCCGTTCTGCCTCGCGACGATGATGATCGCTTTGCGGTAGCGGGGGGTGCCGTCGCTGAGGAGTTCACCTAGCCGGATCGCGAGCCACTGTTGCCACTCGTCGAGCGGGTAGCCGATCAGTGTGCAGAAGTCGATGAAGTCGTGGCCCCAGCTGGATTCGGGGTCGCTGAGGTCACGAAACGCTGGTGTGTGAATCCTCGCTTCGACTCTTCCCAGCACGACGCTGGGCGAGTTGGTCGAGCGGGTTAGCGGCTGGCTGGTCACTGGTCACCGCCTTCTTTACCGCGTTGCGGGCCCGTGGGCTCATGTGGAGTGCTTCGAGGACGGCGAGCAGGGCCGGTCCGAGCTTGGTCAGGTCGTCGCCGCCGTCGATGCTGCGCGCGTAGGTGAGCGCGAGTTCCGCCGTGGCCTGGTCGCGGTCTTCGGGCGGTTGGGCGGCGAGCGCGTCGGTGACGACCTGGACAAGCATGTCCTCGAGGATACTGAGGGAACCTCACCATGAGGTAACCTCAGTGCATGCGTTGGCCGTGGCAGCGAACACCGGAGCCCCCGGTGAACACGTCGCTGTCCATCGCTGATCCGACGCTCGCCGCACTGTTCACCCCTGGCGGCCTTGTGGACCTCGCCGGGGTCAACGTGGGCGAGACCTCCGCGATGGGCCTTTCGGCCCTGTACCGGGCTCTCAGCCTCATTTCCGGCACCCTCGCGTCGCTGCCGTTGAACTCGTGGCGTGACGCCGGAGACGAGCAGCGCGAGAAGGTCACGTCAGTCTTCGACGAACCGGACGGCCCGGACGGACAAACCCCGTTTGAGTGGAAAGAGACGGCGTTCCTTCACCAGCAGTTGCACGGTATGTGCGGCGCCCTGAAGGTCCGCACCGAAGCCGGCGGCCTGGCGCGTCTGCCGCTCGTGCACCCGCTCAGCTTCCGGGTGGAGCAGCCGTCTCTTGAGGAGCAGCGCAACCTGGACAGGATGCCCGTCGGTGGTGTCTGGTTCGTCGTCACCCTCGACGACGCGACCCAGGTCAAGCTGGACGCTCGTGACTTCTGGTATGCACCTGCAGCGAGCTTGGGCGGTCAGGTCGGTGTCGGCCTGCTCACCTACGCCCGGCAGTCTCTGGCGACCAGCATCGCGGCTGACAAGGCCGCGGCGAAGGTGTTCTCGTCGGGTGCGCTGATCTCTGGTCTGGCGACCCCGGACGATGAGGGTTTGGACATCTCCGAGGACATTCCGCAGATTCGGCAGGAGCTGAACCGCAACGTCCTGGGGCATGAGAACGCCGGAACCATCGCGCTGGTCAACCGCCGGTTGCGGTTCACGCCGTGGACGATGACCGCCCAGCAGGCGCAGTTCCTGGAGTCGCGCCAGTTCCAGATCGAGGAGATCTCCCGCTGGACTGGTGTCCCGCCGCACCTGCTCATGCAGACCGACAAGCAGACCTCGTGGGGTACCGGCGTCGATGAGCAGAACCGGGGCCTGTCGAAGTTCGTCTTGGGTCACTGGGCGCAGCGTTTCGAGCAGCGTGCCTCGCGGTTGCTGGCGCGGCCGCGCTGGTGCGAGTTCGACTTCGCCGGCCTCGAACGCCCGAACTACGCCGTCGAGCTGGACCTGGACTTGAAGCAGGTTGCGGCAGGCGTGATGACCGCTGACGAGTTCCGCAAGAAGCGCGGCATGGCGCCCCTGCCGAAGGTCGAGCCGGAACCAATTGGTTCCACCGACGACGGGGAGGACGACGATGATCCCCCAACCGAGTAACGTCGCTGCCCTGCGTGCCGCGTGGCGCGTCGCTGGGGGTGTCGCTACTGCCGACACCCCCTGCTTCCAACTGAGGAATTCTCCTCAGTTGGCGAAGCTGTACGTGACCGGCATGATCGGCGGTTTCGACCTGGACGCCGTCGACTTCGTGAAGGCCGTCCACGCTCTGGACGTCCCTGTGATCGACGTTCACGTCAACTCACCGGGCGGCTTCGTCTGGGATGCCATGACCATGTACGAGGCCCTCAAGAGCCACCCTGCCACCGTGACCGCGCATGTTGACGGCCTGGCCGGATCGGCGGCATCGTTCCTGATTCAGGCCGCCGATCACCGGGTCATGGCGACCGGATCACGGCAGATGATCCACGACGCTCAGGTGGTGGCGTTCGGGTCTCCGGCGGAGATCCGGGAGATGGCCGACATCGGCGACGCGGTCAGCAACGACATCGCCTCGATCTACGCCGAGCGTGCCGGCGGCAAACCGGCCGCATGGCGTAAGGCCATGACCGCAACCACCTGGTATTCCGCCCAGGAAGCGGTAGGCGCCGGCCTGGCCGATCGGGTGGCCACCAAGCAGGCGGGGCCGGACAACCGGTCACGGCTCATCCGGGCACGTGCCCGCGTTGCCCTGGGAGGGGTGCAGTGAAGACGATCGAAGAGATCACCGCGCAGATGACAGCGCTCGTTGATGAGGCCGCGGACCGTAGCCTCACCGACGACGAGGTCGCCGCCTACGAGGCGCTGGAACAGGAGCTAAAGGGCGCCCAGCGTTCGGATGCGGTCCGGGCCCGCAATGCCGCCTACAACACGATCACCATCCCGGCTGGCGTGCCTCGCACCCGCTCGATCGATCCGGATGCGCCGTCCGACGTGGAGACGGCGTTCGAGAACTTCCTGCGCACCGGTGTCGCGAACGCCGACATCTCACACCTGCGCGTGTCGAACGCCCAGGGTGAAGGCGGTTCTGCGGCCGGCGGCTACCTGGTGCCCACCGAGTATCGGCAGAAGCTGATCGAGATCCGGAAGGCGTTCGGCGGTTTCGCCGAGCACGTCGAGACGATCTCCACCTCGACTGGTGCGCCGATCGAGTACCCGACCAACGATGACACTTCGAACGTCGGCAGTATCACCGCCGAGTCGACGGTTGTCGCGTCGGGTGCCGATTTGGTGTTCGGGACCGTGCAGCTCGGCGCGTACAAGTACACGTCTTCGGGTGCCGGCTCGAACCTGCCGTTGCGGGTCAGCACGGAACTGTTGCAGGACGTGGCATTCGACGTTCAGGGCATGGTGGCCCGCAAGCTGGCGCAGCGTATCGCCCGCGCTCAGGCACCACACTTCGTGACCGGTACCGGTGTCGGTCAGCCGAAGGGCATCGTCGCCGCGAGCCTGACCGCCGACCGTGACCTCGACACCGCCGACACTCCCGACTATGAGGACCTGGTCGAGTTCCAGGACCTGCTCGATGAGGAGTACGACGGCAACGCCAAGTGGCTGATGAAGAAGCCGACGTGGACGCTGCTCCGGCTGATCGTCGACTTGAACGGCCGGCCGATCATTCAGTCCTCGACTGAGGGCATCTCCGGGCGTCCGGAGCGGATGCTGCTGGGTAAGCCCGTCGTTTTCGACGAGGCCATGCCGACCCTGTCCAGTGCGGCGGACACGTTCGCGATCGCGTACGGCGACTTCCGGGAGGCGTACATCCTGCGTCGCGTGTCCGGGATGGTCATCGTCGTGAACCCGTACAGCCGGGCCACGTACGGGGAGGTCGAGTTCCACGCCTACGAGCGTGCGGACGGCAACATCCAGAACCGGTCCGCGTACAAGATCATGCAGAACAACACCTGATCGGAGCCTGCCGATATGAGCACGACTGTTAAGTGGG